CATACGTAAGTGACGCTGTATTAGTGCCGCTAGATCAAAATGAGTTTGATGCATTAGTAGCTTGGACATATAACTTAGGTCCAACAAATCTTAACAACTCTACTATGTTGAAAGTTCTTAATGATAATAAAAAAGAAGAGGTGCCAGGCCAAATGCGCAGGTGGAATAAAGCTAACGGTAAGGTTTTAGAGGGTTTAGAGAGAAGAAGATTAGCAGAATCTTTACTGTTTGAAGGTAAAGAATGGCATGAGGTTTAGCGCATGCCTTTGCAAAAAACAGTTTTCAGACCAGGCATAAATAGAGAAGGCACCGCATACGATAACGAAGGCGGGTGGTTTGATTGTAATCTTGTAAGGTTTAGAAAGGGTAGGCCAGAAAAGTTTGGTGGTTGGCAAAAAGTTACAGATAATACTTATCAAGGAACCGCTAGAGCCTTACACGCTTGGATTGCATTAGAGGGTACAAAGTATTTAGGAGTTGGCACACATTTAAAGTATTATGTACAAGACGGTAGTGCATTTAACGATATTACTCCTATCAGATCAACAACGTCAGCAGGTGATGTTACATTTTCTGCAACAAATGGCAGTTCAGAAATAACTGTAGCCGATACAGCACACGGGGCAGTAAAAAATGATTTTGTAACTTTTAGTGGCGCAGCTTCACTTGGCGGTAATGTTACGGCTGCTGTTTTAAATCAAGAATATCAAATAGATTCTATTGTAAATGCTAATAGCTACAAAATAACTGCAAAGGATAGTTCTGGTACAACAATAACAGCAAATGCATCTGACAGTGGAAATGGTGGTTCCTCAGTTGTTGGTGCATATCAAGTAAATGTAGGTTTAGATGTTTACGTTCCTGGTACTGGTTGGGGCTTAAACGGTTGGGGTGAAGGTGCATTTGGGCAAGCAGCAGCTCTATCCAGCACAAACCAACTTAGACTTTGGACGCATGATAATTTTGGCGAAGATTTAATAATTAATCAACGTAATGACGGTATTTTTAGATGGTTAGAGTCAGGCGGTACATCAACCAGAGCAGTAGAACTATCGCAAATATCCGGAGCTAATCTTGTGCCAACTAAAGCTCTACAAGTAATAACATCTGAGGTTGATAGACATTTAATAGTTTTAGGCGCAGATCCTATAAGCGGTACATCTAGAACAGGGACGATTGACCCTATGTTAATAGCCTTTAGTGATCAAGAAAACGCACTAGAGTTTGAGCCTAAATCCACTAATACAGCAGGTTCTCTAAGACTATCATCCGGATCATCAATTATTGGTGCGGTAAAAGCTCGACAAGAGGTTCTTGTTTGGACTGATACCGCCCTATACAGTATGCAATTTGTTGGCCCACCTTTCACATTTGCTGTTAACTTAATTAATGAAGGAACTGGATTGGTGGCACCAAAAGCAGCCGTTACTGCTCCATCAGCAGTATTTTTTATGAGTTACAATAATTTTTACTTCTATAACGGTTCTGTAAATACCTTACCTTGCTCAGTACACAATTATGTATTTAACGATATAAATCTTACCCAATCTTTTAAAATACATGCTTTTACGATAAAAGATAAAAATGAAGTAGGATGGTTTTATTGTTCTGCTAACAGTGAAACTATAGATAGGTATGTTATATATAATTATTCTGAACAATTATGGTTTTATGGCCAACTTACTAGGACTGCTTGGTTAGATTCAGGTATTGAGAACTTTCCAAGAGCAGCTGCAAATAGCTATCTTTATCAACAAGAACTAGGTTTTGATGATGATGGATCGCCTATGACCGGTGTATTTATAGAAAGTTCGGACTTTGATTTAGGTGATGGTGAACAGTTTGCTTTTGCCCGCAGAATAATACCGGATTTTAAATTTATAGAAAACCAAAACGATTGTTCTGTAAATGTAGTTGTTAAAACAAGAAATTTTCCAGGCGATAGTCTATCAACTAATTCTACAAGTGAAATTACAAGCAGCACACAACAATCTTTTATAAGAGCTAGAGCAAGACAAATGGCTTTACGTGTAGAATCAAATGATGATGCTACCGATAATGGTAACTTAGGAGTAGGTTGGCGCTTAGGGGCTACTAGAATAGACATAAAAGCAGACGGTAAAAGATGAGCAAACTGCTTCCAACGCAGTTACCGTTAGCACAATCTGAGGTAACTCCCGAAGTTTTTAACCGCCTAATAAGATTATTAGAGATAAATTTAGGTGCAGTAAACCTTGATAATACTCGTCAAGTAAGCGAAAATGAGTTAGAAACCTTGAATTTCAATCCAGGTAGTATAATCTGGAATACAACACTTGAGGTGTTGCAGGTCTATACTGGCTCAGAATGGGTTAATATAGGCGAACCTTTAGTCAACGAGGGACTAGAGGCAACAAGCGCACTAGGTAAGGTGACTGTTACAAATAACGGCGCTGTATCTATCAAACTTGCTAATTTTGGAAAATAAACATACTTTTTAAGTATTTACGCTAAAATAACAAATACTATGGAAGGAGATATGCAGGATAAATTAGCACAACCACAACTAGAGGACACACAAATAGTTCACGCCGCACCAGGCGAGATGGTAGTTCCACCAGTTATTAGCAATACTACACAACAGTTAATCAACAAAGATATGCAAGCTGTTGGCTTAAACCCACAAGAGTATGTTGTAGGAAACGGTCAAATTAATCAATTAACTGGATTACAACAGTTTGGCTTTTTATCAAAAGTATTTAAAAAAATTAAAAATGTAGTAAAAAAAGTAGCTCCTGTAGCTGTAAGTTTTATTCCAGGCTTAGGTGCCGTTGCTAAAGGTGCTTTAACAGCAGTTGCAGGAAAGGCATCAGGTATGGATACCAAAGATGCGCTATTAGGTGGTTTAACAGCAGGATTAGGCGCTAAGTTTGCAGGTTCTGGGATTGGATCAAAAGTTGCAGATAAAGGTATATTTGGAGGCACGTTAGGACCTAGAATAAAATCTGGTTTAGGAAATTTTTTCCAGCCGGGAGATCAAGCAACAGGAATTTTTGGAGGGCAAATTGGCCCTAACCTTAGAAGAGGTATTGGTAATTTATTTAGTCCACAAGATTTTTTTGCCCCGCAACAACAAATGGATCCTAATGCTGGTGGTTTTGTTCAAACTAGCTATGGTGCTCCAAATTATCAATTAAGCCAAGAGGAAATGAAATACATAACGGAAAACTTTACTCCTATGGGAGAGAGTGGGCTATTTCAAGGGCCTGATGGTAAGGGATATACTCCAGACCAGATTGTTGCAGGTTTAAGAGCATCTCAACCACAAACTCAACAGAGAGGTTTAGGATTTAATTTATTTGGTGGCACACCAGGACAAAGTAGATTGGGTTTAATTGAAGATTTATTTAAAGGTAGGGGATCAGACCCAGTGCGATCTGAGGGTAGTTTTTTTGGTTTTGGAACTCCGGGTCCAATAAAAGGTATTGAAGATGTTATTAAGGGACAACAGACTGGTGATTCGAGAGGCGGACTAGCAGCTTTAGCGGCTTTATATGGATTAGCTACAAAGAGAGCAGCTGAAGATAGAGTTGGTGGATTAACTGACATTAGAGCTTCAAGACGACCAGATTTAGCTGCACAGCCGGTATTTCAAGGGTTTGATTTAGGCGTAAGACCAGGAATGGCATACGGCGGTACAGCAGAAGGCAGACCAGGATTTGCAAAAGGAGGTGCACTAAATCCAGAATTATTTGAATTAGATTACCGTCAAGTAGGTGGGCCAACAATAGGTATTGGGACAGGCACATCTGATGATATACCGGCTATGTTAAGTGATGGCGAGTATGTGTTTACCGCATCAGCTAATAATGGTGCTGGTGCTTTTGATATATCTAAATCAAAAGATTCAATCATGCTGACACCAGATGGTAAACCAAACAGAGAAAAAGGTGCTAAAAACTTAGGCACGCTTATGGATATGTTTGAAGATACTGATAAGAGGTTATCATAATGGCTATACTAGGAAAATTATTCGGAACAGGGAGAGGTATGTCACCAGCAAGAATGGCACCAAGACCAGCTCCCGCTATTTCTCAACCACCAACTGCAATAGGAGCACCAGTTCCACCACCCCCTTCAAGTATAGGTAGACCAACACCTCCTATGTCTATAGGCGGCCCAGGTGGAGGTATTGCTATAGGTAGACCAGTAGCTCCACCAACAAATATTGGTAGGCCGTTACCTCCTGTATCTATAGGGGGACCAGGTGGCATGCCGACTATACCACCCGTAATGCAAGGACCTATGCCAGTTCAAGGAGGACCCGTTCCTGTGCCTAGCGGCATCCCCACCACAAGACCACCAGCTAATGTCTTACCCGGAGCCCCTCCACAAAATATATCTCCTCCACAACCTATAACAGTAGGCCCTGTAACACCTCCAGGTTCTATAACTCCTATTGGTGGTGGAGAAAGAGAGGCAGGAATTTTACCTGTACCTGAAGGTTTACCTACACCTGAATTTACAACTGGCCTTCCAGCAGACGACATAGTTTCTGCTTTGCCCGTTGGTCCATCAATACCTTTTACACCACCAACAGATACTGTTGTAGGCAGACCAGTAGAAAGTCCAATATCAATTGGCAGAACTGGTAGAGGTCCTAGAGATCAAAGAATGTTCCCAGGTGGATCACCTACGTTTAACGAAAGAGGAGAACGCTTCATACCGCCAGCAGACTTTGAACAACAAAAAAATAATAATATGCCGTTATCTTTACCAGAAGGCTTTGCACCTCCTAATTTATCACAAATGGGAACTTTGCAACCCTTAGCTAGAGGTGATGAGATGGTGTTTGCAGGCGGATCACCAACATTTGATGAGACTGGTGGAGATCTTCTATCTGGTGCACCAGGATTTAGCAATACAGGTGTTGGAAGTGCACCTGAACAAACTGGAGAAGTCGGAGTTATGGCGGGGTCGCCTACAGCCGAAATGACTGATCAAACTACTGCAACAACGGGCGATCCAGATATGCCATTACCAACAGAAACTATACCCACTCCTCCGGGCTCTGTTGATCCCGTAATTATGAGTCAGATTG